TTTAGAGATCCAGATACAGGACAAGTGTTACCTCTACGCCAAACTAAATCACTAATGGACTCTTATAATGCCGGCCAAAGAAGGGCAAAAGCCAACGGTGTAAGAAGCGAGCAGTTTAATGAAGATGTAAAAGCGTTTGAAAAACAAATAATAGACCAACGTAACTACGAACAGTCTATTCCAGAGTTAACTGTGAATGCTCTACAAGTTGCTATGATGCATCCAAAGATAATGAAGAAAGTTGCACCTAACACTTATAAGTTAGTAAAGCATCTTTTTGATAACTCTAAGAACAAAAGTGGCATCAAGTTCTTCAACCATTCGTTAGCAATGGCAGTTGCCGTCATATTGGCAATGATGGCCCGTAGTGAAGAACCACCTGAAGAAGAACAGCAACCCCTGCCCCCAGGCGCACTTAGTCCTGCACCAGGCATATTAGCTGCATAGCAAAAGTACAAAAGTAAGGCTCCAGAGATGGGGCCTTATTACATTAAGGAAGCAAAATGATAGTAAAAACAGCATACGACTTGGTACCTTACCTGGAAGCTATTGAAAAAGTGAAATCCTCGTCTTTATTAACAAAAGATCAGCGATCACAAATACTACAAGAGATGGATAAATCATTCATAGACATAGTCTTTTGTCAGCAATGTCCACAAACTCACGCAGTAATCAAAAGCATTATAGGAGAAACAAATGGGAGCACCCAAAAACCCACGCCCAAAGTCACCAAAAAAAGAACTGAAGTATCCAAAAAAAGCAACACCAAAAGAGAACAACTACTTCACAAAACTAATGCAAACGGAGGAAGGCAGAGCACTCCGAAAACAGTGGTCAACGAAAAAACGTAAGAACCCTGGTCGGCCACAAGGTACACCAGATGGTTATACTCTTGAGGCCATAACACCAATACGAAAACAAGCAAAAGCAGATGCTGAAAGGATCGTAGCTATTATGGCAAAAGATAATGAAATAGATGACGTGTACGCAGTTGAGGCACTAAAAGCAGCAGTTGAAATTATGCGTGAGCCTGGTCAGAACCGTGACCGGCTAACAGCAGCACGAATGGTCTTAGATTTTACAAAAACTAAACCAGCAGCAAAGAGCGAAGTTACCATTGGTAAAGCAGAAGCGTTTTTGGAGTCGCTCTTAGTAAGTGACACAGAGGAAGAGCAAACCGACGATGGAACCAAAACTTAAAGAGATACGCCGCAAGCTGTATGACGAATTTGACTTCTACAGTAAGTCAGCTCTCAAGATCCGAACAAAAGACGGAGACATCCGAAACCTAAATCTCAAGCCAGCGCAGCTGCTACTACAAGATGCTGTAGACAAGCAAATGGCTGCTGAAGGTAAGGTGCGTGTGATTATACTGAAAGCACGGCAGCAGGGTCTATCTACATATGTTGGCGGCTACCTTTACTTCAACGTTTCACAGCGCAAAGCATGTAAAGCTATGGTTGTAACCCATCACTCTGACAGTACCAGGGCGCTTTTTGATATGACAAAGCGTTACCATGAGAACTGCCCAGAGCTGCTAAAACCACACACTAAATACTCATCCAGGCGAGAGCTGACATTTGATGTACTCGACAGCTCATTTGTTGTTGCTACAGCCGGTGGTGAAAGTATTGGTCGTGGTGAAACACTGACACACGTACACGCTTCAGAACTTGCGTTCTGGCAAAAGTCTACTGCCCTAGAGAACTGGAACGGGATGACACAAGCTGTCCCTAACAAGAAAGGCACTGCTATATTCGTCGAGAGTACAGCAAACGGTGTCTCAGGTATCTTCTATGATCTTTGGAAAGGCGCTGTAGATGGCACCAACGGCTATGTGCCAGTGTTCATACCTTGGTTCATGGATCCAGAGTATCGTGAGACTGTGCCTAGTAACTTTGAAATTACACCAGAAGAAACAGAGCTATCTAAGAAGTACGACCTAGACAACGAGCAGCTAATGTTTCGTCGTCGAAAGATCGCACAGAACGGCATTGAACTCTTCCAGCAAGAATATCCAGCAGAGCCAAACGAGGCCTTCATTTCGACCGGTAGACCTGTGTTTAACCCACAGACACTTCAAGAAAACCTAGAAGCAGCACCTGATCCAAAACAGCGTCTTGCCCTTGAAGGTGACGATTGGCTTGAGAATGTACGTGGTGAACTTACGCTCTACAGGACATTAGATCCTGGTGAGAAGTACACCATTGGTGCAGATGTCGCTATGGGTGTTCGTGGTGGTGACTACTCAGTAGCACAGGTACTCGACAGTAAGAAACGCCAGGTCGCAACATACCGCGCCCAGGTACACCCCGATTACTTTGCTACAGTCTTATACAGATTAGGTGAGTTCTTTAACTTTGCTTACATCATCGTTGAAAACAACAGTCACGGTATTCTGACTTGTACCAGGCTTGGTAAAGACATGGCCTACCCTAATTTCTACACTGAGATCCAGGTAGACAAACTAACTGACAAAGAGACTGTAAAACTAGGTTTCACTACTACCTCCAAAACCAAACCCCTGATTATTGACGAACTAAGGGCAGCGGTACGGGAGAATAAGATTACACTAAACGACAAAGTCACTATCCGAGAAATGCTTACATACATTGTTAATAACAACGGTGGGATGGAGGCAGAAGCTGGATGCTTCGATGACTGCGTAATGAGTTTGGCCCTGGCTAATCACATCCATGAGGGTGCCTGGGAACCAATAGATGCAGTCGATGAATTTTACATTGAGATGGTTTAAAAAATGAAATCAGATGACTATAAAAAACTTGATGACGACCAGATCGTATCAATTGTTGACACGAACCTCAGACGTTCAATTGGCTACTATGACTCAGAACTCAGCAGAGAACGCCGGAAGGTGATGGATTACTACGCTGCAAAGCTGCCGCGCCCAGCGCACGATGGCAACAGCAAGTTTGTAAGCCAAGATGTCTACGACGCTGTAGAAAGCATGAAAGCTGCACTCCTAGAGACTTTTTCCACAGGTAACAAAACCCTTAGATTTGCCCCACAGAACGCCGATGACGTTGACACAGCAGAAGTATGCACAGAGTACACTGACTACGTCTTACACCGCCAGAATAGCCTCTTTGAGACGATGCAGACAGTCATCCACGATGGCCTCATAGCTCGCGCTGGTATCGCCAAAGTTTACTGGTGTATGCAAGACGAAAGCACTCTTGAGTACGTCGAGAACCTAACTGAAGAAGAGCTGGACATGGTACTTGCCCAGGACAACGTCGAGATCGAGGAAATCGAGCAAGATGAGATGGGTCTTTACAGTGGGGATCTCCGAGTAACTCGAGATACTTCCCAGGTAAAAGTAGAAGCCATAGCGCCAGAAGAGTTTCTAATTGCACCACAAGCAAAGTCCCTAGACACAGTGCCATTTTGTGCACACCGCACTAAGAAATCTATCTCTGAACTTATTGAAATGGGTTACGACCATGACTTAGTTGATAAGATATCAGACAACGAAGATACTGACTTTGACAGTGACCCAGAGATACTATCGCGCCATGACGACATAGGTGCTGACCGTGGATTTAACTTTAGAGGCGACCAGCGCCAAACACGCCAGGTAACAATCACTGAATCTTACATAGAACTAGATTGTGAAGGTACCGGTGTTGCTGAGTTATACAGAGTAGTCAAAGCATCTAATGTTTTACTTGAGAAAGAAATAGTAAACAGACGTCCATTTGTAGCGTTTGTACCTCTACCTATCCCTCACGCATTCCACGGTAACAACTTTGCTGAGAAGCTGCTTGGTATCCAGAATGCACGTACAGTGTTGACCAGGTCAATTCTTGATCACGCTATGGTTACAAATAACCCTAGATACACAGTGGTTAAAGGTGGTCTTACGAACCCAAGAGAACTAATAGACAATCGTGTCGGTGGTATTGTTAACGTAACACGCCCAGACGCCATCAGTCCTATGCAACAGGCGTCTCTGAACCCATTTGTATTCCAAACAATGCAGATGCTAGACGAAGAGAAAGAAGACACGTCAGGTGTCTCACGTCTATCACAAGGTTTGAACAAAGACGCACTAAGCAAGCAGAACTCAGCAGCTATGGTTGAGCAGCTTGCTACGATGTCTCAACAACGTCAGAAAGTGATCGCACGTAACTTTGCAAACAACTTCCTCAAACCATTATTCAGTATGGTCTACTCACTAATCGTAGAGAACGAAAGTGAAGAAAAGATTGTTGAACTTGCAGGTCGCTATGTGCAAATCGACCCATCAAAATGGGCTGACAAACGTGACGTCCAGGTAGAGTTCCACCTTGGATATGGTGACCAAGAGAACATGGTGCAAAAGCACCTAGCATTCCACAACCTATTCTCACAAGATCCAACACTTGGCGAAATGTATTCACCAATGAATAAGTACAAGATGTTGGCATCAGTCCTGGATAAATCAGGTATCAAGAATGTTGCTGATTTCTTAACTGACCCAGCGCAGATACCACCAGCACAACCAGATCCAAATGAACAAATGCAAATGGAAATGGCTAAACAACAAATGGAACTACAAGAGCGACAGACTGCCGTTGCTGAAATGAAAGTCCAATTAGATGCACAAATGCGTCAGATGAAACATGAGTTAGACACAATGAAAGCACAGCAAGCATTTGCCCTTCAGTCTGACAAGCAAGACCTCAAAGAGACTGAGTTTGAGCACAAAGAATACGTCAACCTAGAAGAACTAGAGATTGCACGTAAAGCCGACGATGTTCGCGCTATAGCGAGCCCGAACGGCTAATAACTACTAACTAACTAACTAAGGAAGCAAAACTATGGCAACCCAAGAAGAGCAACTTGTGGTGGCTGGGGATGAAGCACGCACTATACTAGATAGTACTGCTTTTAACTCAGTCATCAACGAACTGGTCGAGAGGACTTTTCAGTCTTTTGTAAACACACAACCTGGCGACCAGGATAAAAGAGAAGATGCATACAGCCACTATCGCGCATTAGTAGACGTGGTTGATACATTAAAACAGCGAGTTCAAGTGCGTGACAGCATTGTAGAGCAGCAGAACGGCGAAACCAGCCAAGAGGAGCCAGCACCATGAATGATAACAACGTGCAAAATGACAACTCTCAGCCGCAAAATCTTGATATAGACGAAGCGGCAGATGTAATCTTAGGTCAGTGGACGGACGGTGAAGACCTATCCGGAGATACTGAAGACGAAGATGCGACATCCGAAGATCTCAACGAGACAGAGGTAGATGAGGATGAACTAGATGAAGACACTGAAGAGGACGATGAAGGCGATGATAACCTTGATGACCCTGATGACACAGACGAACTAGACGACGAAGATGGCGAAACTGATGACGAAGATGACGATGATGAGGATGACAAAGAACCTCTAGCAGCTTCAGACGATCAGATTGTAGACATCAATGTCAACGGTGAGTCTAAACAGGTATCTGTAAAGGATTTGAAACGGCTATATGGTCAAGAAGCGTCTTTAACCAAAAAGTCTCAAGATTTAGCCAACCAGCGAAAACAGTCAGACGAAAGCCTGGCACAAACGCAGTTGTCATATCAAAAACTACTAGAACGCGCCGAAGCAAGGTTTAAACCTTATGCCGACATAGATATGTTGGTAGCTAGTCGTCAGATGGATCCAGATACGTTTGCCCAACTGAGACAAGACGCAAAGCAAGCAGAGGAAGACTTAACTTTCTTAAAAGAGGAAAGTAACACGCTTGTATCTCAACAACAGCAACAATTTGCAGAACAATCCAAAGAAGCTGCCGCAAACTGCGTCAAAGTTCTCCAGGAGCAGCTGCCAGATTGGGGTAACGAACTCTATTCAGACATTCGTAACTACGCTGTAAAGTCGGGACTTCCACAAGAACAGGTTGACCAATACACTGACCCACAAGTCATTATGTTGATTAACAAAGCACGTCTTTATGACCAATCAAAACAGTCCGCTAAAAGCAAAAAAGCAAAAGCCAAACTGACGAAGTCAAAAAGCGGTAAGACCAAAGTTCTTAGTTCTAGAAAAGCACCAATAAGTAAAGAAGCATCTGCCGAAAG